TCGGAGTAAGGAAGCCTGACGGAGATTATCCAGTGACGATAATCGAGGCTGAGGGCTTTCTTAATCTCGTATCCGTGTCTGCGGTAGCACTGAATTAGCCACTCGGCCTGTTCTTCAGTGCATGGGGGATGCTGGAACCAGTCAGATTTGAAAGTGCGGGAACGCCGCCCGTGCCTGCTGGCAGGGGCGGCAGAGTTATCCGAATTGTAAAATTTGGTATCGTGCGCCATCTGTTTTCTCTGCTGGCGCAGCAGGTGCCAGTTGTTCAGGCTGACGGATGGATTGTAAACCAGAACGACCAGAAAAAACAAAACCCGCCGAAGCGGGTTAAGTGCGGGTGCGTTGAGGATGCCTGACACATCAGCGGTGGCGAGGGATTTCTCCCCCGCCGGGTCTCTTACTCCTCAGGTTCGTAAGCTGTGAAGACAGCGACCTCCGTCTGGCCGGTTCGGATTCGTACCTCGCAGAGGTCTTTCCTCGTTACCAGTGCCGTCACTATGACGGTTAAACAGATGACGATCAGGGCGATTAACATCGCCTTTTGCTGCTTCATAGCCTGCTTCTCCTTGCCTTTCGGCACGTAAGAGGCTAACCTACATTTGTGAGACATAGATTGGGCCTCAGATTAATGTTAAGCGTCTTGCAGGACGCGTAATGTTAACTGGGGCTTTTCTCTATCTGCCTTTTGGTGTTCATGCCTGAGACAGATAGCCTCAAGCACCCGCAGCAATTCTACTTAACTCTCCTTTTCCCGCAAACCGTTTTTACCCGATATGGGAATTCCCATATCGTAATGAATTCAGTTCCCTAGTCGATCCATCAAAAACACAACCAGGCAGTAAACGCCCACAACAGCAACAACAGCCAGCGCACCTTCCATTGCCAGTGATATATCATCCGACATATTCCCTCCTTTGGTGTTAATCCCGGCGAACGTTTTTACCCCCACCGACAAATAACATATACTAAAAAAGCGATAGCCATAGCAACGCCTGTAATTGCAAATGCTTCAGGCCAGTTCATTGGCGCACCTCCTGCGGCGGTTCTGGTAGCGGCATCCAGTGTGACGGTTTCCACGACGCACCAGGAATTATCCACCCATCATTAGCGTCAGGATGACCCGGGATGTAAGTCGCCCATTTCATTCGCCAGTCACCTTTCCTGTCAAACTCCACGGCAACAAGAACGGCTGTTTTGGTATCCGGCATTCGCTCACTACAGCTTATCCAACTATCCGGAGTTACCGGATAGTTGCCCGATAGTGCATTCTGCTCCAGTGATGCTTTTACAAACCACGCTGCCTGAACTATAACGCCATGAATCCAGCGCAAATCAGCATCGCGATCTTTCTTTTTCATCTTTTCGCCACTTAAGGCCTTGCTTATGTGGCTGCGTACCAGGTCTTCATGTAATTCCTTCGCCTCCTCAATGGTGAAACCACCAGGCAGAAGAGCCGGAGTTACCGGAGAGCTGGTTGACGCTTCCGGGATTTTCCGAAAATTATTGGTTGACGAATCTTTATTTTCCCGAAAGTTTCCGGACTGAAGCATGGCTTCGCGGCAATCGTTCCAGCCTGTAGCGTATGCAGCCGCTTTGCTGCTGCCTTCAACTGGCGCATCCTGCCAATACATTTCTTCCGGCACTATCGGCGCTGGAGGGGCGGCAAATAGATATCCGCCAAAGTCAGGAAGCTCTCTAATGGCCTGTACGAATTTTTGTTTGCCTACGTCAACCCCTAATGGGTAATGAGCTATAATCTTTGCCACCGGCTCTGCTTCCAGCGATGCCAGCGCAATCCGTGCCAGTTCCATTTGTTCACCACGGGTAAGCCCGTTTTCAACCGGATTTTTAATGAACAATTCAATACGTTCTTTGGTAATAGTGGTCATGTGTTACTCCTTAACCCGCAGTGCTTTCAACTGATGAGGGGAACAAAATCTTTTCATCAAACCCTGCATTCATATCATGAACAGCAACACACCAATCCATCGACGAACGATTATCAAGAGCCTCCATGATTTCATCCATGCGGCGTAGGTCATACAGGTAAATGCTTTTATCGCCAATGGTGTAAAAGCCAATTTTTTTCGGTGATGGACAGCGATCAAGAACTTCCTGTAATTCGTTTAACCATGCCCGTTCTTTTTTTGTCAAAGTTGCCATATCAGTTTTCCTTATACGGATTAATTTTATTGTGCAGTGTGTTGAACGACGCCCATACAACGTCGGTATACAATTCAGTAACTGGCTCAATTATTTTCCCGATTGCCCAGACAAAAATTAGAGGGGATATCGGTATCATCAATACGATAAACAGAATGAGAAACAAAAATTCTGTCGCCCTACTTTTTTGCGGATATTCTTTTCTGAATAATGTAGTCATTTCTTACCGCCCTTTCGGGCGGCCTCCCGACATTAATCGTTGTGGTAACTCATGGCTTCATTTGCAGCATCAACCGGATCAACCTCCCACCAGCAATAATTTGGTGCGTTTCCTTCAGGTGTCCACGGTTCTAATTCATTTTTTGCCGCATTCTCATCGCCAGTAATTTTAAAAATCTGCTCAGAGAATTTTCTTGCCCACTCGTTATATTTTTCCGCATTAATGGCTTTCTGTGTATTTAACATAAATATACCTCCAGTTAAGGATTAAATTTTATTTACAGTGCTGAACTTAATTATTCAGATTTGGATTATGCTTTCTCTTCACGAAGTTCCGATTGTTAATTTGGCTCACAACAGCACCTTCTGAAAATTACCCTGATAGAAAGCCAGTACACGCTGCATAGCTTCGCTCTTCCGGCACTCGCTACAGATTATGTTCAGACGCCTGTCGTAGCGGCGTATTTCTCCGTCTGGTAATGACCAGATAAGATCCGGATCAACCACAGATGGTTTCTTCACCTTTGCCCTAGATAGTTTTTTGCGGGCATTTTGCCAGTCCTTACGAGCCTGTTCAGACGGGAATAACCCGTAACCAGAGTTGTATACATCGCCACTGGCAACCAGCTCTCTGGTGAGAACGCTCATCAGATATCTTGTCGCACCTGTCTTGGCTTCCAGTTGCCGTAACGTCTCGCGCCCACTCCGGCGTACTAGTTCAACAACCTGCCCTTTAATTTTTTCCCGCTCTTCTTGTGTAAATACTTTTGCCATAAGCGCCTCCGGCAATCACTTTTCCGATACAACACGGCGGGAAGAATCAGTAATCTGTCGAACAATATCCCGGTGCTTGTTCAGCTCCCGCAGCGCGGCGCAGACTCGCTCCCACTTCTGAACATCACTTTTCGCCCTGCGCAGCGCCAGGTTTGCCCTGCGAAGGGACGGAAAAATCAGCTCATCTGCTTGCGTTTCGGTAAACGATGGCAACGGCTGCACAATGTCCGCCACAGTTTCTGTTTTAATTTCTTCCTGTGTTGCGGCTTCCCGGACTGGTAACGCAGCACCTGCTGGCTGAGGAAAGGCCTTACCATCACTTTCCGTTACCAGCGCGGCTTTCGGCTCTGCTGGTAAATTATCGCCCGGCATGCAGTAACGAAATTTACCGTTCTGATTAACGCGTGCCAGCCGCCCCGTTGCGGTTACCACCGCCAGCGTGGAAGCAACCTTGCGAGTACTGACACCGAACTTACCCGCCAGTTCCTCACACGTTTTAGCCCCATCCTGACCGATAAACTCAATCATCATGTCTGCGGTAACTTTTTGTTCGACCTCCCCGGTCAGCATATCCTGTGCTTCAGATTTTACTGGCCGCTCTTCGGTTACCCGGGATTCACCTTCGCCAGCCAGAAACCAGGTGTGACCAGTTTTATCAACGACGCCATTTCTTTTGAGTTCCCACAGCTCGTTGACAGCCTCTTCACGACTGATTCCAAGGCTGGCCGCCACTACCTGTGAAGAGGCTCTTTTCAGTGCTTTCAGTGCGTCAAATACGGTTTCCATTAATATTTCCTCCGACAAAATCGTTTCTCAGATTCAAATAAAACCAGCTGCCTTCCGGCGTTCGTATTCCTGTTTCAGCCGTTCAATTGGCGTTGGCCCTTGCGGGTGTTTCGCCCCTTCCAGTTGTCGTCGCACTGGCGGAACACTCATCCCGTTACCAACATGCTTTGCCCATTTCGTCAGTTGCCGTTCTGCAAGTAGTTTTAACTCACCCTGCGTCATCTGGCGCTCAATCCCTCTGGTACGCATTTCGAGGCAGATGTGGTACAGCACAGGCTGTGGCCACGGGTATTTATCACTCCCGTCGTATCGCCAGGATTCATTGCGCCAGCGCCGGTACTCTTCCATCACGGCATCCACCGTAAGACCAAATGGATTTGCCCCACTCTCCGAAATCAGCGCAACAAACTCAGCCAGGTCCGGGGGCCACGTTTCACCCGCCCGGCAGCGGTCCATGCACTGACGGCAGACCAGACGGATTTGCTGTTCAGTCATCGCACCAATCTGGGCAATCCAGAGCTTCGAAGGTGCGGCCCCGTTCTTCTGAGTCCAGCGGTTCGAATACACCTCCCCCATAAGCTCCCACAGCTTCCAGGCCGTTTCCGTTGCTGATAAATCCGTTTTCACGTTCCCACTGTTCGCGTGCTGCCCGGATTTCCTGAACTGCCCGTGATGCCGTGCCACCTGATGCTGCATGGCTTACCCCCTTGCTGACTGGTTTTACCTGTGCCCTGACGTGCTGCACGTGGCGGGCAAATTTCTGCTCCCACTGAACCTGCGTGAAAACCTTCCCCTCCGCCATCCAGTAATCCCGGAATGCGGCAAGCTCAGCAGGTGTAAATTCCGGCTCAGGCAGAGCCATACCCCACACTGCTGCCCGTTGTCGAAAATCCGGCGACGGCTGCCAGACAGTAGTCATCGAAAATTTCCCGATCGGTTCGCTCAGGCCGTCCAGGTATTCAGGTTCGGCTGTCTGCAACGGCGCACCATGCGACTCACTGGTCGGAATACTCTCGCGTTCACGCACGTTATGTGTGGGGTTTAATTCTTTTAGATCTGTATCTTTATTAGTTGCTTTTGTGTTTGCGTCATGTTCAAACACAACACCAACATTTGTTTGAACACCTGTTAAATCTCTCTCTTGTTTTGTTTGAACATATGCTTCCTTTCTGCTTCTTCTGGCCTGAACAGATGCTTTTCCGGCGGCTGATTTTTTGGTCAATTTTTCCCTGACTGATGCCAGATCTTCCTCAATCCGAAGATGCACCCATTCATCGCTGTTATCGCAAAAAAACTCCCGCAAGGATGGTTCCACATCAGCCCATCGCTCGTTAGTCAGACGGGAAATTTTTGCCAGCCTGTTTTTAGGTATTGGTTTCCCTGTTTGCCAGTAATTGAACATCAGCAACAAATACGCACCGTGCTCCTCTGCGGACAAATGCATGGTGTCAGCCAGGTAATCAGCTATGTACAGTTGCATGTATGGTAATGCGGCCATAATTGCCTCATCTTGTGACGAACCATCCTCTGGTGATATTCTGTGATTCCCCAATAAACAGAATCAGCAGGGGTCTGGCATAAATATCAATGCACCACAACAGACTCGCCGGATGACCCGCCGTCGCTGAAATACGCTTTCCGGTAAACTGCCTGGACTGCATCATCATGCGCATCAATTGCCGTGCTCAACGCTTCCTGGGCCGCCAGTAATGCACGGCGCTCAACAGTGTCAAAAATACTGAGGTGATAACGCAGTTCACGCGGAAGAACAGTCAGGATAGCTGGAATTAGTGCCTGAATTTTTTCAACAGCATCAGGCGTATCCTTTTCAAGCCAGCGAAAAATATTTTGTATGTTCAATCCAATACCCTCTGTCGTAGAGGTGTCATGCATTGGTGGATAAGTCATTTCAAGCTCAAAATATGCTGTCGCTATATCATCAGCGATTTTTTTGCGCCCTACCCTCGGATAAAGCAGCCACGCATTCATCGCCATGCGGATGTGCTCATGCTTGATTTTCATGAATCAACTCCCGCCGCTGCTTGTGCGTTAGCCTGATACTCAACAGGTAAACCATCGGTTGGATTAGGGTATTTATCAGGGCGCAATTCATGCGGAGTTACTCCCCAGTCAAGCGCCTCACATGCTGGTATAACCTCCTCCGCTGGCACTCGTTTTTTAAACCACCCACTTATGGTTTGCGGTGTTTTACCAAGACGACGCCCTAATTCTGATTGGCTCATTATTGACAGGATTTTCACTTGAGTACTTTTTTGCATGTTTCCCTCCGAACTTTACGATGACACCGATAATTACAAATTTAAATTTAAATTTCAACTTCTATTTGTAATGCCACTTATCAATTTTTTCTGTAGGATCGCGGAACTAGTTTACGAGGGGTGGTGATGATCTTTGTAAAACGCCTTCAGCAGGTGTTGCAGGAATTGAATATAAACCAGTCAGAGCTGGGAAGACGTCTTGGTGTAAAACCCCAATCCGTGCAAGGTTGGTTGAAAGGCGTGATGCCAAGAATGGATAAACTGGAAAAATTAGCAGAGCTCTCACAACATCCCGTCCATTGGTTCTTTATGGAAGAAGAAACTCTCGGCGATAAAATGGCTGTATCCAGTAATGACAACCAACCGCAACTTACAGAACAACAACGAAAAATCATATCGCTTTTAGATGAGTTACCTCAAAGCGACGCAGAGCAGATCATTCGTGATATGGAGCAAAAACGCGATTTCTATAAACGGAAACTTGAAGAGTTACTGCGGCAGAAAAACAAAACTGCCTGATGCATTCCTTTTCTGGAACGAGCATCAGGCAAATGACTAGCAGATTTTATAATCCAACCAGGCTTTCCAGGGGGATACCAAATTGATTATGAAGACGGCGAATCATTGGTAACGTAAGGCTTCTGGTACCATTCAACACCTCATAAACCCGATTTTTTTTCCCAATTGCGGGTTCCAAATCTTTCACAGTCAGCCCCTGCTGTTCCATGCGAAATCTTATAGCTTCAATTGGGGATGGTGGCTCAATGGGATAATGTTTTTTTTCATATTCCTCTATTAGCAAACACATCACCTCAAAAAAATCCCCCTCAGGCGTGTCAATTTCGGGCTCATTGTCGAACATGGGTTCAACAGCACGCAACGCGGCTTCATAATCTTGCTCTGTACGAATAGGTTTGATGTTCATGCTTACTCCAGTTCGATGGTATCAGCATCAATAGCATCGTATTCCTTGTGGTTTCCGATGAATTTAACAAATACCCATCCTCGCTGATACGCAATTGCAACAATTAAACGGTAATGATTACCTTTTATGTTGAATACCACGCGCCGGTTTTTCAATATACTGGCCGTTCGGTATTGTGCCTTAATGTCTGCTGGGCTTTTCCAGTCAGCTTTTGCCGCCTCATCCACCCATGCCCTTAGCGGTTGTTCTGCATCAGGATTCTCCGCCCAAAAATCCCTGAGTGTTTTAACTGAGATAATCTTCATAACTGTATAGTAGTCCCATTTTGGGACTGATGCAACAGCCCGCAATTACAAATTTAATAATAAACATGTTGACCAGTTAAATTTTAATTTGTAAATTGTATCCATAAACCCACCCCGCCCCACAGAACGCAGGGCAATACTTCGAGTTACCCGGCAGTGGTCAGGGGTTAAGTAGCCAGCCTGAGGCGTATGAACATGACGGCGGGGATTACGTTTAACTATGCAGCAGGTTTTTTGTTCCGCTACCCCGGCGTTAAGGGGAAACAGAGGATTTCTCAGTGGGCGAAGTCAAACATCAGAATGGAAGGCATCCAGGGATCAGCAAAGAAACAGCGATGGCGCTTTATATTGATATCAGCGCCATTGCCGGACAGGTAAGAATTATCAGAGCGGTAACTAAGCGGTATGCGCCTTTACTTCAGAAAGTCTCTGGTGAGTGCACCGAAGATATTGTCAACGATTTCGTCATCNAACTGCGAGGACTCATCTTCAGTTACAAGGTGACCACAATTTTTGCAGATGGCTCCCGCGAAACTGTCAGAGCCATGCGGTTTAAAGGATGTGTCAAAGACTTCGCCACCACATTCTGGGCAAGAAAACTTGATTGTATTCATAACCAATTTCCTCTCGAGTAACAGACCCCTCAGAGGATACCACCTCGCCTGACGTGGTTAAAAAGCAGGCAACGCTAACCACAAGGAGCCGACATGCAGAAACGAGACCCCGTCATCATCGCGCCAGACTATACCGATGATGAACTTTATGAGTGGATGCACCAGAAAATTAAGGCGGTGCAGGACCTGAAATGGGCCAATGAAGCCAGGGCTAAGCAGGCTGAAAATCTGTCCGCTCTGGAGCAGGATATCACCAATCTGGAAAAAGCAGCGGCATTAAGCATTGCCAGAATGATTACATACCCACGTTAATAGCTAACCAACGAGGCTAATAATGGAATTTAAAGATTTACCAACGCCATTACAGGAAATGGCATCGAATATAGTTCGTTCACAACTGGCTACTCTTGACCTTAGTACCGCAGAAAAAGAAACCATCGATAATATGGTTCGTAATGTGCGCAATGCTTTTTCTGGGCTATATGGTTCTGATAATCAAAAGCAGGAAAGCGATGTTAATAAACGGGTAATTTCTGTTTGCGTGAATGGCCATGTTCTTTCATCAATCAAAACAGAAACGGCGACAGTCTTCGATTGCCTTTGCATTGTACAGAGCCTTGTTGATGCCCTGTTTCGTTCAGTGAATTTAGAAAATGATGCAAATCTGCGAGGGCGCATAATAGCACATCCATATGCACATACTTTAGGCTCTGTGGATATCAAAGATCCCACAAATCTTTAATGAAATAGTTAACGCGAATTGTACTTGCTCTTTCGGTTGCTTTCAGAATACGCGTTGAAACTGCTGGCGGTAATTTGGTATTCCATTTATTAAAATCATGCCCGGGAAAGTACTCTTCGAAAATACTTTTAACTGCAGACTCGCCTATTGAAATGCTGCTTACCATGCGATTTTGATAAAGGCATTTAGCAATAAGAGTTGATTTTAACATTCACCCTCCTGAGGGTTGGTAATTAAGGAGTTCTCCACGGGTGAAGTGGAGTGCGTGCGCCGGACACGGGTGAACATCCGGCACTGACAGTTTACTGAAAGGATATTTCTCTGAAAAGTCAGACCATAACGCGAAAGCGCACGGCGAGGTAGCTGGTTCATAGATAGCCTGTCGTTAAATTTTCGTCGACCGTGCGCTTCCGGTTGTGGCAATCCGCGAAATGGCGCGGCGGTAAGTATGGAGGGGTTATTCCTTCCCCGTTGAGGACACCGGGTTGTCAGGTTGACCATACGCTTAAGTGACAACCCCGCTGCAACGCCCTCTGTTATCAATTTTCTGGTGACGTTTGGCGGTATCAGTTTTACTCCGTGACTGCTCTGCCGCCCTTTTTAAAGTGAATTTTGTGATGCGGTGAATGCGGCTGAGCGCACGCGGAACAGTTAAAACCAAAAACAGTGTTATGGGTGGATTCTCTGTATCCGGCGTTAATTGTTAACTGGTTAACGTCACCTGGAGGCACCAGGCACCGCATCACAAAATTCATTGTTGAGGACGCGATAATGGAAACGTTATTACCAAACGTTAATACGTCTGAAGGTTGTTTTGAAATTGGTGTCACTATCAGTAACCCTGTATTTACTGAAGATGCCATTAACAAGAGAAAACACGAACGGGAG